ACTTTTAATTTAATTATCGGTATTGTATTCACCGGTTTTATGATTTTTAAAAATAAACCATAAATATATAATGTCCGCTTTGACCCCGCAAGAAAAAGCGGAAATAGAACATTGTGAAAATATCAATAAAGCCAAATCTTCGACTGACAATAGCAAGAATACAATTATGGGATTAGATATGGAATATATTTATGCATTCAATGTCATATTAATGATCGTTTATTACATATTATTAGTAATATTTGTATATTTTGTTTATTCTCAAGTTAGAAACAGCCCTAATAAAATCAAAAAAACTATTTTTATCATTCTACTGTTTTTATACCCTATTATCATTTTCCCGATTCAACATAATATATATTCTTTAGTCAAGTTGTTACTTAATAATGGATATCAAAACATTTATGTTTCAAAAGACTGGTAAAACTATCTCATTATTATATTAGATATTATAATGAGTTTTCAAAAAATAGAGCCTGGAATTTTCCAAAATTTTATCAAGAGATCTATCATTGAAGGAGCCGATATTACTAATGAAAAAGAAGAGGTGTATATTAAACTCGGAAATGAAGTTGAATTGCAGCAAAATTATATTGAATGTTCAAAGCAAAATGATATTTCTTGTAATGAAATAAAAATTATAGCAGACAAAAAACAGAAAACAAAGAATATGCTGGAGGAACATAGAAACGCTGCCAAATTAGAATACATAAGTTGCGATACATCACTTAAATCTTGCAAACTATTATATAATGATTTAACAAACAAAACAAAAGAGTTTACTGATACGTATACGAGTATCAATAATTTAAACGAACAAATTAGTAATTGTGGTGGAAAAAAAAAAGAATGTGAGAATATTGACGTCCAACTAAATATTTTAGACAAACAATTGCGAAAAATGGAAAATGATTTACAAAACCTTGTTAAAAAGGGCAGGGAAAATAAATGTTAATTTTCAAACATAAAAATAACAATATATTATAGTATATTGTTATGTTTGCTTCATTAATTAATTCTGCTTATAAAAATACATATAATGACAATTCTGATAGCGATTCGCTAGACGATAATAACGAAACTGAAGGATTTAGGTGGATGCGACGAAGAATGAGAAACAGAGAATTGGCCGCAATACGTAATAGAGAGGCTGCTGCTGCTGCTGCTGCCAAACGAGCTAGAGAAGTGGCTGCTGCTGCCAAACGAGCTAGAGATGTGGCTGCTTCTGCCAGACGCGCGAAAGAAGCGTCTGCTGCTGCCAAACGTGCGAAAGAAGCTACTGCTATTGCTATTGCTGCAGAAAACGCTGCTATTGCTGCTGAAAAAGCTAGAATCGAAATAATACGAATTGACGTATGTCGTAAAGTAAATGCTGAACTACCTAAGTTGCAGGCTCTTATTGCCGCTTCTAAAAAAGAACTTGAACTTTTAAAATCAAGAAAACAAAAATGTATGGACGACTATGACAAAGACTGTCCTTCCAATTTATCAAATCAATTAAATGAGAAACAATCATTATATGCGAATCTTAAAAGTACTATGATAAATATAGAAAGCGCATACCAACAAGAAGAATGCGTTAAAATCAAATCTTGTGATAACGAATTACAAGCATCTACATTAGCTGTGTCTAATTATGATACCGGAGCATCCGAACTAAGTAATGCGCAGTCAAAATTAAATATATGCAATGACCCTTACCGAAACAAATGCTCATCTATATTAAATGATTTAGAAAGTTCAAGAGAAAACATTAACAATGATATAGTATATATGCAAGACAAAGTAGAAGGTATGACTATTCAAAATAATATTGATAATAATACTGAGTTAAACACTTTATTGAATGATAATAACCTCAACCTAAATCGGTTCAAAATATTACAAAAACCCAATGCAGACCATACTGCTTTATTTGATAACGAAGTTTGTAAGAATATTGTATTAACCACAATTGGCTCAGTTATGCTGTATTACTTATTCTTCGAAATATAAATATATAGACATATTATAGAATAATGACAGTATTGAACTATTCAACTTATCAAAGTATAGACCATCAACAAAATATACCTATTATCGAAGGAAATCAAACTATCAATGAATATATCGTATCTAAAGATAAAATAATCGAGAACAAAAATAACATCAGAAATAATCTGGAAAATATAAAGTCGAATCCTGTTTACAACATAGGTTATGACAAATTAGATAGCAATGAAAAGTTCGACCAAATGATACAAGATTCTAAGAGTATATTGATGCAAGATAAATTTTTAATGGGTTTAGGTGGTTTAGCATTAGCTTCATTAATTATAGTCGGAACTCAAATATAATAATCATAATAATATATAATTATTATATAAAATGAGTAATCCCGTCCCTATTCAATCTTCTAGCACTATTTCTCTTCTAATTAGAAATCGTCTTCGTTGGATACCCGATATGCCTACATTTTATGCATTAGGCATTCAAGCACAAGACGTAAAACACGTAAGTGATACATTATTTGCGCGAATACCTGCTGGCGAACAAATAGTAAGACTGAGTTCAATTGTTAGTTGTCCTAGTGGGCTTACTTGCTCTACACCCCTTAGTGAGAATGAAAAGAAGATTATACTTATGTATAAAACTTATTTGGATAGAGAACCAGACCAAGCCGGATTTAATTCGTGGGTGAATGCGCTCAATAGTGGGACATCGATACCTGAGATTAAAAAAGGGTTCATATCATCTACCGAGTTTATTGAGAAATCTCTTGCGAATGCGGATGCACAAACACAACAAATTATGACACTTATTGAACAAGACACAAATAAAAATGAAGAACTTGCTGAACAACAAGACGTTGTCAATGCGATTCTAGAAACAGAGCAAGAAAATATAAACAAAAAACAACAACAATATGAGAACAACTCAATTACTCAGCAACGTGAAACTATTTTACAGCAAAATACAAGCGATAGGACGAAACAATATAACTATATTATGTTCATTATTATATTTGGGGTAGCCGGATTAATTATATTGTTGCTTATTGAAAGACATTTTCCTATCTTTCCCGATTCACTTCTTACTATACTCCGTATAGGAATAATCGGTGGAGGTATCGGTTGGGTTTATATTATATTTACTAGAATTCAAAAACGAGACCCATTAAATTATCAAAAACTAAATTTAAGTGCTCCTACCGTAGACAGTCCTGCAGAAATTGCTAAAAAAATCAAAGAAGCGACAGATTCTGGAAATTTATTATCTACAGTTTCTAGTCTTAAATGCTCAGGTAATGCTTGTTGTGGTATTAATACTAAATGGGACGACGATAAAATGCTGTGTGTTCCTAGTGAATCTTTCTCAAATATAAAACCGAATGAACCAACTGATAATTTTACTTCAATATAATTTGTCTCTATTCTATAAGAATGAATTACAAATACAATTTAGAAGAAGCTGAACTCAAAAATAATAAAGCTGTTTATCAAGGTGAAAAAATAACACAGTTAAACAATCTCAACCGTTTTCTATACGTTGTATATTATGTCTTAGTGATCATCTCAATATTTGTATTGCATTATAACTTTCAACTTTCTCTTCCCTTATTAATAGTAGCATCTCTAGTTTTGATTTTATATCCGCTATTTTTGTATTCAATTGAAATGTATATATACAATCAATATTTATATGTTATGTCGTTTGTTTATGGTATTCCATATGTCCCCCAATAAAAATAATGTTTGTTATCAAAATATTATTTTTATGATTAGAATTCGTCTGGAGAAATATTATCATCTTCCTCTTCCTCTTCCCCATCTCCTTCATTATCTTCTTCATATCGAATACGAACACCATTCCACGCTTGGCTCTTCTGGCGACCAAACTCCTTGTTCATATGCTCGTGCAAGTCCTTTGGACCTGGACCCCTTCCTCCATAATTAGAGATATACCACATTGTAAATTCATTGTTTAATTCTGCCTTCTTGATACGTCCAGCATCATCGCGAATAATACGATCCTTCACAAATTCAGATAGGTAATCCTGGCTTTCTCTATATTCGTTGCTCTTTTGCATCACAATATCACAGTTCTTTACTTCTCCGTTTGTTCTAAATGCAATCTCTACCAACATTCCTGCAAATACTACTGCCCACTTGTCAAACTTTTCATCAATATATTTGTCAATCATATACTGATATGGTTTATCCCGGTCGCCTTGAACTGGTGTCTCTGTGAATAATGATAGAAATGGAACAGTTCTTATTCTTCTCCACGTTCCGTGGTCATTAGACTTTACCACCAACAAATTATTACACGTTACTACTAGCTTGAATTGGGGTAAAAACGAAATGGGTGGGCAATGCAACATTCTACCTTGAATAGGGTCTTTTCCACTGGTAAGCTGCTTCATCATTCCCTCATTAATTACCTCGTCTTTTGATGGTTCTTGCATGACTGCATATCGACGACCTTTCAATTGAACAATTTCTGGTGTTAATCCTCCTACTTTCTGTCTCTTTTCTGTAACAAGCGTGAGCGGCACATCACATTTATAGTCCCCTAACACTTTTTCCATTAAATTTACCAATACTGACTTTCCATTCTGACCAATGCCATTATAAATATTGAATGTCTGGTCTACTGCTACTCCTATTAGAGTAGATGCTAGATGTTCCCACATATATCGACATAACTCCGGTCGTGGGAATAATTGGCGCATAAACTCATTGATTGTATTAACGATTTCAGGCGGTGCATCAGACACTGGTATATAATCTATATTGGTGCATAATGAAAGACAATCTTCTGGTTGCCCTTTTCGGAAAATTTTGTTCTTGAAATCAACTACACCATTATTGAAACACATTAAGTAAGGGTTCATATCTAACTTCTCCATAAATGTGCTATCGTAAAATAGCTCCTTTGCCTCTGTCATTAGCTTTATCTTATCGCTTGTGCTTCCTAATCTCTGAATAATAGCCAATGTTTGAATCTGACGAGTTTTGTTGAAATCGTTTTCTGTATCATTGTCTCCGTCTATAGGCAGCTGGCTATTATTATTACTTATGCTCTGCATTATAGATATAGATTTTTGGTTATATAAATCACGAACCTTTCCTGAAATCGAACGTCTCAAATCTACACCTGAATCATTCTCTCTCCATCGATTATCCTTATATTGATACCATAAGTTGCTTTTATTACTAATGCATACAAATTCGTGTCTATGCCATTGAAATAGCACGTTTGCAATATCATAATCTGGGGCCTTGTATTTACTATTGGTTGGACTAATAGTTTGTTCCAAATAATAATCGATAGTGGTGGTTTTAACGAGATCATACGCGTCTTTTGCATCTGTTTTTGCCCAATGTATAAGAGATAGTTTGGTCAAACCGTCTTGCAACCGAACATCAAATCCCTGCCACATTTCACATAAATCTGCTATTTTATTATATTGAAATGACGACGATTTTGCACTGAATGCTATCCATACTATCAATAATCGATTACTTGTATTTTTCAATACCCACCCTACACGAATCCATTTATCGTATGAACTTTCACCATAATACTTGTCTGGTAAAATCATAGTAAAATCATAGATGGTCTTTAGTTCATAATCACTGGGGTTGTCTGATACACTGTCTAGGAAACTGTTTATCGTCAACTCCAATTCATCTGGATTCTTGATTCTTGCAATCATACCAATATCTTGGGATAACCCTTCATTTCTATATTGGGCAATAGTGGACGACTTCAATGCCATTGTATTAGTAACTCTATCGCCCCCTATATTATTATCTTTTTTGTACTTTTCATATTCAGTTATAAACTCTGCTTTCATAAACAATTGCAAACTATCACGAGATCTTACCGATAGGGTTTTAAAATTTTTGTCCATATCAAATTGAGATATAGGTATTTCTTTGATTCCAAATTCATTATCAGATTCATCATACGATATTTCAAATACTCCTGACAAAGTATATTTGTCATTTCCTGGCTTCCTACTGCCGTAAAGTTGCATATTTACAGAACCTTTGCTAATTCCCTCGTCAAATACATCGTTCATTGTATTTATAATAGGTAAATCTGCCCACATCTCTTTGGACTTCAATATCATTTTTTTTCTTATAATTTGCTGACAAACCCGGTCGGCCTTTATTTTTATCACCATATGAATACCATCTTTAGTTATTTTTTTTTCTTCTACACGATTTACAGTTGGCTTTTCTAACAAGAATATATTAAATGTGCTAGTATTATCAAACTGATACATCCCTTTCAATACCTCCAAATAGCCACATATTAGGTCGTCAATATGCTCTCGACTATGCTGACGTTCATCTATATCATACTGGAAACGAAAATCTAGATCGACGTTGATCGGCCCATCGGTATCTCGTTGTTTTTCGGTCAGATATTCTTTCCTATTCTTTAACACTATATCTCGCTTATATAAATCTAGAAAGGTGGGGTATTCCGCATCAGATATATGGTAAGAACCGCCATGAATATTCTTCTTGCTATCCCCAATACGGGTATTCGTAATGACTTTTTTTTGAGCATCATTATTTTTATATACAGCGTGTTTTGCTAAAAAGTCGTGAAAGTCTGCATATGAGCTAATATCTGGCACAATACTTTTGACTGTGTCTGTTGCTGCGGAAGTGTTGTCCCCCATTGTATTTGATTAATATATGCCTATATTTTTATCTCCTTTCTTTCAATCAATTTTTATAAAGGTTTATCATTTTTATTTGATAATACATACCATACGTGGTGCGAAACTAATCATATTTCAAGATATATTTCAAGATATACCCAGATAAATATATATTCTCTCTTGATAAAATTGATTCTATATACAATAACATAAATATATAGTATTTAGGTAATATATAACTATATATTTTAAACAATGAAGTTCTGCACGCAGTGTGATAATATGTATTACATCGGTATCGATGAACAGAATACAAATAATCTAACTTATTATTGTAGAAATTGTAAATATGTGGATGATACATTGTCGACAGAGGGAGCTTGTATCATTGATACACATTCACATAATAGTGCGAATTTTAATCATACTATTAATAAATATACAAAACTCGACCCAACTCTGCCCCGTGTATATAATATCAAATGTCCCAATATTGAATGTAAGTCTAATAAACACGATGGAGAATACAAATTTCCAGAAGTTATATATATGCGATACGATGATGCCAATATGAAATATGTATATATTTGCAATGATTGTGATAATATATGGAAAACAAATGATAAAATTTAATTAACTACTTCATAAAATTGATTTTTTATTGCAACCATTTAGAAATAATAATACCTATATAATTTATATTATACTCTCATTATGGACGCCGATGAAGATTTTGATATTAACGAAGAAGTTGAG